CGATAAGTTATATTACTCCAGTTAGATATAACGTACAAGTTCAAATGGAAATACTACCATGAGGAAAATACCACAATGAGTCGTTTAACATCAATGAGTCCAGCAGCTATTAGGGCTGTATTTTCACCAGAAGCAGATGCGGACTTATATATGTTACTTACTATATATGAACCAGATAATCCATCTGTTGTTTCTTTGAGATTAGCTGACGGGTTTACTCAAAGGTTAAGTGAAACATCAGAGGATATTACATATGGTGTAGTAAGTAACGGTAATAGCTTTATCTTCTTACCTATGGAGATTACGCTCCCTACTGAAGATGAAGCTCAGTCCCCTAAGTGCTCTATTACAATACACGATGTAACAAGACAGATAATGCCTATTATAAGGGGCTTAAACGGCCCTCCAAGCGTTAAATTACAACTTGTACTATCCAAGACTCCAGATGTAATAGAAGCGTCCTTTGATGAGTTTTACTTAACTGCTATTACGTATAATGCTGAGTCTGTATCAGCGCAGTTAATGATGATTGATTATGACAGAGAACCGTTCCCTGCTCACTCATTTACACCTTCATTATTTCCGGGTATATTTTAAGTCAAATAATTACTAATAACTACTACTAACAACATAAAAGAGGATTAAATTGAATACAGAAAAATACATAGGGATTCCTTACGTTGTTAATGGTAGGGATTACTCAGGAATCGATTGCTGGGGTTTGGTTAGATTAATACATAAAGAAGAACTAAATATTGATTTACCTAGTTTCATAGAGGAATCAATCAATCCAAATAGAGTACAAGAACTTATTGCACTAAATAGAGAAGGTTGGGAAGCTACAACTTCTATTGAAAAAGGTGATGTAATTATCTTTAAGGTAATGGGTGTTGATTCGCACATTGCTATTGCAGTTAGCCCTACGCACTTTCTTCATGCTAGACAGGGGTATGAGTCAGCTATTGAATCATTCGATTCACATAAATGGAAAAATAGATTTGTTGGTAGCTATAAGTATAAGCAAGTTATTAACGTACAAAATGTAGATATCTCCAAAGTAGGATTAGCTACATTAAATGGAATACCTCATCCTCTTAGAACTGAAAGAATTACTAAACTTATTCCAATTGGTATGAGTATTACAGAGCTAGAGGATTGGATTTTAACTGAGTACAAAATACAACCAGAATTGAAGCCATATATTAAGGTTGTAGTTAATGGTGTACCAGTAGTTGAATCAATGAAGGACTTTACTAAAGTTCAGGCAGAGGACTGCATTGAGTACAGGGTTCTAGCTAGAGGTGGTAATGAGTTAAGAACTGTACTAACTATAGCAGTAACTATAGGTGTAGCTTATGCTACACTGCCTGTAGCTGCTGGTGGTTTAGGTTGGGGTGCTGGTTCGGTAGCAGGTACAGCTCTAGCTACTATAGGTTTAACAGCAGTAGGCATGGCTTTAGTTGATGCTATTGCGCCAGTTAGATTACCGAATGCTCCTAGTCAAAATGACCCCGGTTCTTCTGTTAGTCAATTAATGATTACAGGCGGTGCTAACAGAGCTACACCTTGGGGCGCTATACCTTTTGTTTTAGGTAGGGTTAGACTCACACCTCCTTTAGGTGCTAACACATATTCATTGTTTAATGCTGAAGGTACTAGCTCTTATTTACGTATGCTTTTAGTATGGGGATATGGCCCTTTAGTTGTGGATGAATCAACCCTAAAGATTGGTGAGTTATCCCTAAACAGGAACTGCACTTATTTAATAGACAGTGGTATCTGTACTGTTACATTCCCTTCACATGGTTTACTTGTCGGTTCTGAAAGATTCGTTAAGTTTCTAACGAGCACAGCTTCTCTAAGTGGTTGGGAATCCTCTACATATAAGATAACTCAAGTCACTCAAGATACATTCTCATTTGGTATAACTAAAATAGCATCTACTGGTACTTGCTTGGCTTATAATACATACGAGGGATTAAGTCAACTTACACTAAATAGAATACAAGAACCCTCTGCTGGTGATTTATCTGTATTCAATGGTCTATACGGTAATGATACAACACAAGTTGTTTCTAATACTGAGCTATCAGCCGATGGTGTACACGAAGCAGCTATTATTGGCCCTTGGTTGAATGCTGTATCCACAGATGGTGCGGTTAGTAGCTTCACTACTGCTTTGCACTTTCCACAGGGTTGTCGTAAAATAGCATCAAAAGGAGACAATGCAGGTACTTCTTCTGCTTGTCCTGTTAGCTTTGAATTGCAGTTCAAAAAGACTTCAGATGTTAGTTGGATGGATTATGGTACTTTTACTGTAGGTAATTCTCCAATTAAGGATGCGTTTACTAAAGTAATTAAAGTTCAATATGAATCAGATTCTAATGTTCAAGTTAGGATTCGTAGACTAACTGGCACAGGTAATACTGCACCTATAAATGAGAACTTTCAATATGCTTTCTCAAGTACTTTGTTAGATACTACATTCTATAGAAATACTCAACCAGCTATTGACCCAGTTGGTTGTAAGATTGCTAAGACAGCCTTTGAAATTAAAGCATCACAACAACTTAATAGTCAAATTCAAGGTATTAATGCTGTAGTACAGACATACGGTAAATCATGGAATGGTACAGCTTGGATAGACGGAGCTATTAATAATCCAGCCGCTTTATTTAGGCATGTATTAGAACATCCAGCGAATCCAAGAAGGGTTATAGATACATCTAAAATCGACTTAGTACAACTACAGCACTGGCATGAGTACTGCACTACCAAGGGGTTCACATTTAACTCAATAGTGAGTACAACTAAATCAGTCCTTGATGTACTTAGAGATATTTGTTCTAGTGGTAGAGCCAGTCCGTCAATGCTTGATGGTAAATGGACTGTAGTTATTGATGAAGTAAAACCAAGCGTTATTCAGCACTTCTCGCCCCATAACTCATGGGGATTTGAAGGTACGAAAGCTCTACCTAAGATTCCAGATGGTCTCAAAGTATCATTCATAAATGAAGATAAGGACTATCAGCAGGATGAGACTATTGTGTATAATACGTCTAAATCAATATCGGATGCTGCACTGCTTGAGAGTATATCAGTTCCGGGTGTCACCACCTTAGCTAGTGCTCAAGACCATGCAAGATGGCATATGGCTCAGGCTAAACTAAGACCAGAGCGATATACACTTAACTCAGATATTGAGTACATTGTATGCAACAGAGGTGATAGAGTAAAGGTAATGCAAGGTGCACCGATGTGGGGCTTGGGTAGTGGTCGCATCAAGAATAAATTAAGTGCAACACTACTAGAGATTACTGAGCACGTACCTATTACATCTAGCTTAACTTATGGTATTAGATTTAGGTCTAGTTCAGGTGGTTCAAGCGAAAGAACTATTCAGGCTGTATTCCAATGTAGTAACATGCAGAGAATAAGTGGTGTAGCTACTGTAACATCAGTAGGGCATCCTATTAGTGCAGGTGATTATATTGCTGTATCTGTAGTAGCTTTTGACAGTACATCACTAACCGAAACATCAGCTTACGTCACAGCAACAACAGATAACACATTTAGTTATATGTCTCTAGGGGCAGACATACCTAGTAAAGTTTGTACTGGTACTGCTCAACTTAATGATGGGTTGTATAGTAAAATTAAGCTCACAACGTCAATAGATGATACAAGTGCTAACTATGATGATTTATTACTCTATGGGGAGTACACAAAGGAATCTCAGGATTGCATTGTACTATCAATTGAACCAATGAGTAATAAGTCAGCAAGGATTACTTTAGTTGATTACGGTGTTACACCGCTGGCTAATATATTTACTGATTATCTTAACTATACAGATGCTTTAGCTTACTCAAGCGGTATATCACTACCTCCTGAGTTAGTTAGAAATAACTTTACTCAAGATAATATCCCAGTTATTACGAATGTAACAAGTTCTAGTACAGCCGCAGATAGAGTTAGCCCCGGTGTGTGGTTATATAATATATCAATAGCATATATTAATAATTCCAAACTCCCTACTAATACAACTCAAGTTGAGTGCCAGTATGACTTAAGTACAGCTAGTTCATATGATGGATTAAGAAGTATTCTTGTACCTATTGAAAGTAGTAACATATACATCCCTTCTGTTAAAGAAGGTGTTAGCTATAAATTTAGACTTAGATATGTGAACTCAGACGGTGTTGCTGGCGTGTGGTCAACATGGCATACTCACGCTGTAATGGGATTTGTGGACTCAAGTGCAGTTACTCTTTCAATGAGTGCAGTAAGAACTACTAAGTACTTAAGAATAACTCCAGTTATATCAGCAGCTAAAGTTCCAGAGGACTTCAAGGGGTATAGTATTAGGGTTTATAAAAACTCAGGTACTGGAGATTTTTGGAATGTGGTTGATTCGACTATAGTAGAAACATTTACAACAGGTGTAGCTTCTATTAACTTAAGGGATTTCACAAGTCCTAGAATGAGTCAATCAGGTACTAAATATAGAATAGCTTGTAGAGTCCTAAGTACAAGTAATAAGTACATATCAACAACAGCACTAGCTGATATATTGATTACTAGTTTAGTCTAGATATTCCTAATATCAGGTGGTATAATTAAAAGGATAAAATAATATGAGTGCTATACTTACAGCAGGTATATCTTCTTTAGTATTAAATATTTCAGCACCGCTTGATATTGATGGTGTTACACCAAGAGATGACTTGATCGGTGTTAAGGTTTGGATTAGTCAAGTAAGTAACTTTTTACCTCCTTCTGAAGGTACTTTGGTATTTGACGGTAGTAGTTTATCAGTTACTATTCCGGGTCTTACTGCTGGAACTACTTACTACGTTAAGTACGCTTTGATTTCAGAGATTGACCCAGATAATTACATTGTGTCAACTTCCTATAGTGCAACACCTCTAGCTACAGCTTATGTTGTGGATAGCACACCTCCACCTACTCCAACAGGTACTGTACTATCAGCAGGTATAACTAGTATTATAGTACAGCATGATAATCCAGTATATACCCAAGGACACGGACATAAAAAGACCTATGTATTTGGTGTTAAGTACACAACAGGTAATCTACCTGTGTTTAGTGACGCTGTGCTTATTGACCAGTTTACAGGTACTACAAGTACTATAGGCTCCGACCCAGCTACTACATGGAGAATATGGCTTAAGTGGGAATCAGTTGATGGTGTACTGTCTGTAGTTCCCGCAGGTGGTACTAATGGATTTACTACTACTACTGGGCAGGATGTATCTAAACTACTCACTGCTATTTCTGGGGCTATTACTACAAGTGAACTAGCCACTAAATTGAATACGCGGATTGATTTAATTGATGCTTCAAGTGCTGTAGTAGGTAGTGTTAATGCTAGACTTGATACACTAAGTACTGAAGTTGATAACCAAATACAAATTGAAACAACAGCGCTTGCTTCTAGTATCAGTAACTTACAAACATCCGTCAACAATCAAATAGATTCAGAAGTTACATCCCTTGAGAATGCGCTACAGATTGAGTCCCATACTCGCATGGTCGATGTGCAGACAGCAGCTACAGCAGCTTTAAATGCTGTTACGGCTATCAACACAGAACAGCTAGCTAGAACGCAGGATATTGC